CAAGAACGCGATCGTTTTGCGCATTGGCTTCGCCGAGTGCGGACGCAAGTCGGCAATCGCGTGTGCGAACATGCGACGCGCGCGATAACGCCGTTTCTGCGTGTGCTCCCGCACAGGCACGAGCCGCTGGTGTGTGCCGCGCGTGACACGACGCAAGTGACCAGGCACGACCTCGCGGTACACGCCGCCACGTTCATGCTTGATGCCGTAGTGCACGTTGGTGCCATAGGCGGACACCACGCGATCACCAACGAGCGTCGCGCGCTCCTTCTTGGTCGACTCCGCGACAGAGAACGCGAGCCGACCCGTGCGCTGGTTCAGGTATGGCGGATTAGCCTCCGTCAGCTTGGCGTTGATCGTGACCCGTGCGTACATGAGGGTCGTGGCCTCGACACCGCGAATCAATGCTTGCGGCAGCAACGCCCGCACCGCGTGCAGACGCGACCCGGCAAGGTCGAGTGACTGCGTGTCGATGCGCACCGTCAACATCTCAGCCGACCAGGGTATGACGCGGTATCGCGATGGTCCATGCGTCCAGTGCGGCCACGGACTGCGGGCTCAACGCACCGCGCAGCGACACAGAGCGACCGCCGATCTGAAGCGACTCCACACCCACGCGGTTCTTGTCGCGGTACAGCAGCCAGGACAACTCGCAGCACACCTGCTCGAGATCCAGCGGCATGGTGTAGCCGCTCGTCGGCGCGCTCGAAAAACCGGCAGTGTATGTCACGACCACGTTGCTCACGCCGGACACCCAGGGCACACGCACAAACTCATTGGCCGACGCGCTGACCCGAATGAGTTCGCCAGTCCGCGCGACACACACGGTTTGCGTGGCAGCAGAGAACGCATCCGAGCTGAGCGCGACAGACAACGTGCTGCCGCTTTCCGTGACCAACGCAACCGACGTTACGTTTGGAGTGGCAAGGCCGGTCACGGGATCAGCCAGCCACAACGATGCGCGGCCGCCACTCGCATCGCTACCGTTGTGACGCACAGCCGTATACGTCGCCGTTGTGAAGCGACGGGCACACTCACGCTCGATCATCTCCGACGCCGCATCGATACAGCGCTGAAGCAGCACCGAGTCCGCAGCGGGCACAGACGACCACGCCTCCACAGTGGCGACATCCGTGATGGCGCGACCGCTCACTTGCCCACATACCTCGCCGAAAACGTGAACGTCGCACCCGTACCGCTGATCGACCAGGACAGGCGGATGTTCTTCGCTGGCAGGTGCTTGTAGATGCCCAGATAACTGCTCGCTGTCGTCGCCGCTGACGACCCAGTGATGTAGAGACCTGATACGATCGATCCAGTCCCAGTGTCTCCGGTCTTACGCGACATGTCCGCTGGAAAGTCGAACCACGTCGTATCGTCCGGGCTCACTTGCAGAAACGGCAAGAACGACCCCGAGCCCGCTGTGATGTTGATCGTCACTGCGAGCATGCTCAAGGTAGGCACGGTGAACCGCGCACTATTCCCACTCGCAGCATACGCGGCAGAGGCAATCAGTTCTTCGCTCACATACGACATGAGACCGTCCTTTTCGCAATCAGTACGGCGCGTTTGCGCCAGTCAAGAGAGAGACGATGCACGAACTCGGAGCCGTCTTCGCTCGATGCGTCAGAGATCGGAGCAGCACACTGCTCCGAGTGCTCAGTCTGTGTAGTGTGTTCCGGATCGCGCATCGTCTCAGCTCTCTACAGTTACGAGACCGCGATAAGCGTCGCTTTCGTGAACCGCGCTGGCACCCACACAGCAATGCCAGTACGACGGATCACGCGCAAACGTACCTGTGCCGTAGTAAAGAGACCATACGGGTCCACGTCGAACATGGTGCCCGTGCGATCACCGAACACGATGCCCTTCGGGTTGCCGAAATAGAGCGTGGTCGTGCTGGTGGTCGTCGCGGACCGCGCGATAACCGACGTGGCGAACACCGGGAATCCGAGCAAGTCCTTGGTGCGCCCCTGATTTTGGAACGGGATCATCGGCAGCCACGGCGTGCCAGCCGTTCCGGTCGTCAGCTGCAACGCATCGCGCACGACCCACGGATGCGAGAACCACACGCCACCATCGCGCGTCGACTCGTCTTCCGCTTTGTACGCCGTCGACATCAACGTCGACAGCGTGATCCCAACGGACGTGCCGGGAACGGTATTGACTCCGGACGCGGAACCAAGACCGGTGAACACAGTGCCGGTGCCCTCAAGCGCTTGCTGATCCTCGGCGCGACCCATCATTTCGCCGAGATGCACCAAGAAAAAATCATTGATGTTGACGATGCTGTCTTGCAGCACTTCGATGCTTGCCGTGGCAAGTCCCGTGTTCTTCTTCGCCGTCAGCGCCACCGACGAGAAGAACGTGGACGGGGCGGAGTCGGAAATCGACGCGCCTTCGGCGGACCAGAACTGCGAGAAGTTGGTGTCCAGACGCGGCAGATTGTGCGTCTGCGACGTCATCTGCACCGTGGTCGGACCAGCCCGCCGCACCACCGAGTTGTCCTTGATCACGCGACCGATCAAGGCCTCGACAATCGTCGGCACGAACTCTGCTCCTACGTTTGTCGTCTCGGCCAACGCCGCCTTGTCGACCTGGCCGAGCAACGCACCCAACTTTTCAGCGCGCTCGTGGTATTTGACGATGCCTTGCGCGTCCGAGCGCGTCTGCGACACGGAGCGCATGAGCCGCGCGTGCAACCACGACGCGCACGCGACGTACTTGATCGGGTCGTCTTTCTTCAGCTGCTCGATCGCGTTGGTGTTCGCTTGATTCGGGTTGAGCCTCTCGTCCACCGCCGCCGACAGCCGCACCACATCGATTTGCGCGCGGTGTTCCTCCGGGATCGCGTTTTTCAACTCGTCGACCCCGCCATTGAAGCGTCGCGCGTTGAAGTCCGCTTCCAGCTTCTCAGAGTGCTCGCGAGCCGACTTCAAGTCCGTTTGCAGGGCCAATACCTTGGCCTGCAACTCCGTCATGCCCTTGCCGTGCTCGGCGCGGATCTCGTCGACCGCATCCTGCGCGGCCTTGCTCGATCCGAGCACGGTTTCGAGTTTCTTATCCAACTGCTTCAGTAGTTCGTTGTCCATGTTCCCCTCCGCAACACGCGGGTTATTGTCGGACACGCTGCCAGCGCGTCGTGCAACTCGAGATGGCGTCGGATCACGGTCTCGATCTCGTCGGCGGTGGGACCGGTGACGGAGGGAGGAAGAAACCGCGCCACATCCTGCAACATGCCTCGCTCACACATCGACCGCATCATCACTACGGCGTTCGGGTTCGCCGGAATCGACACGGCAGAATACTCCAGAAGCTCTTGTTTCATGAAACGAAACCCAGTCACGTTGCCGTCATCATCGCGGATGGGGCGAAACGCGAGCGGTTTGAAACCGACCGAGAACGACCGCAGGAATCCGCCGCGATAGAGCTGAAACACTTCCTGAGCGAGCGGCGTGGTCGCGAACAGCGTCGTTGCGCGCAGCTTTCCCGCACTGACGCGCACGTCCACAGCCTTTCCGATCGGAGGAATGCTGGAGTCATGCGCCCACAACACGACCGGGTTCTTCTTGTAGCTGTCGAGCTGCCAGCCCGACTGCTCCACCACGTCGCCAGCGCGATCCATCGTCGCATCCGAAATCACCGCTTCGATCGTGTTCGGCTGATCGTCCAACGCGCGCACCTCGGCATAACCACGCGCGTACTCCATCACGACTCTCTCGTTACTCATGCGACGCTACCTCCGCGCTCTGTTGCGCCTGCATGTACGCAAGGTGCCGCTGGATCGCTTGCCGCGCGGCCCGCTCCACGCCGTCGATGTCGATCGTCTTGAAGTGACCGATCTCCGCACCGATATCCACCTTCAGCGTGAACCCGAGTTGCGTAGCGCGATACGTAAAGTCGACGTCTTCGCCGCGCAACAGCTCTCCGTTCGGCTTGCGCAGCGACCGGAAAAACGGAGGCGCCCACGTCTGCTGCCCCTTCTCAGCGTTCAGATCGCACGGCACTCCATCGCCATCCTGGTACGCGGTCGGAAGCAGCATGGCAGGATGCTCGAACACGCGACGCTTGATCAAGAGACACGCACCGCCGCATGCATCAACCGGTTGCACCATCGACTGCCCAGGCAACGGTAAGATGTTGGTGAACAACGCATCATCCGCGTTCTTCTTGCGCGCCTCGATCTTGATTCCGGTGCGACCGCCAGGTACACCGTACTCGTCTTGGTAACTGTGCGCACGCCCGCACACGAGATCGGCGTCGACATCGAAGATCCGAAACACGTCGTGTCGCGGAATCATGTCGGCGTCGATGAACCAGAGCCGGTCCGCTGTGGTTTCGAGGAAATCGCGCACCAGCAGATTGCGCGCGTACTCGACCGGCGTCTTGTGATGATTCGTCAGCAGCGAGAACACAACGCGCTGCGGCGTGCGCTGTCGCCCCCATTCGGTCGCAATCGCAGGAAACGTCAGCATCCCAGCGTTTGTCATGCCGTCCGCCATCGGTACGGCAATCGCCACATGCAAGGGTCGCGGAAGAATGCTCATCGATCCACCAGTGCCACGCACACGCAGCGGCAGTTGATTGTTTCGGATGCCGGCGCCTGGGGATCATGCGGATACCGCAGCGGCGTGACGATGCGCTGCCCATCCTTGACCCACTCTGTCGTGCCGACACGCGCCACGGCGCCATCCAACACGCGGTGCGTATCGCGCACAAAATCATCAGTCGCCGCGAGCCATTGCTGCTCGCGTATGCCGGCTTGCCCCATCGCTTCGATGCGCGCACCGGAAAACGCGGCGTTGACCTCCGTGCGCGCAATCGTGCGGGCGTTGTGCCGGAACCCGTCAAACATGTCATGCACGATCTCGCGCATGCGCTCCCACGACTCGCCCTTTTCGATCGCACGCGCCAGTGCCTCGCGCAGTTCCGCGCGCATCCGCAACGATGCGCCACGGATCATCACGCGCCGCTGCGTCAACTGCGCCGACACGCTCGGATCGCGCCAATCAAACTCAACCGAACTGCCCGCCTCAATCATCAACTGCTCGCCGGACTCGCGCAGAATCCGCACGATAATCGGCACGAGTTCGCGTTCCACATCATCCGCAAACCCCGGTGGAAACACGTCCGCCGCATCGCGCGTGATCGCTTGCTTCGGTAGGGATGCGAGAGTCGCCGTCTCCGCCGCATTGAGCAGCGGCACCAAGCGCCGATAGCACGCCGACTCGTATCCATCGAGGCGCGCTTTGTAGTGGGCCCACGTCAGCGACGCAGCGCCACGCAGCACGCGGCGCTCCGACATCTCATCGGACAGCGCGCCGGCTGGCGTTGGATCGAGCACGTCATCAGCACGACGATACCCGCCAGAGAGCAACGAGATATCGGCATGCGGCACAGCGCTGAGATCGAACCCGAGACGCATTTTGTCGTTGAGCTGCGCGAGAGGGACGCCCACCGCCAACAGTTTCAGCATCGTGTCAACTCGCGCGCCGTAGTCCTCCGGAATGTCCTTCTCGATTGCCGCCTCGATGTCCAGCATCAGGGAGTACGAAGGCATGTAGCGCTGCGTCAACTCGTCCAACATCGCTTGGATCAGATTCACCGCCGGACGCACGGCGTTGGCCCAGAAGTAGCGCTTCTGCTCAGCGGCAACCGCGTAGTTCGCGTACTCGAACACGCCCGCGATGCTCGGCGGTACCCGAAACACGGCTAGGATCTGTTCGCGCGAGAAGCGTCGGCCTTCGAGAAAATCCATGTCCTTCTGCGACAACGCAAACGGGCGCAACTCTTTGCCAGGGCCCAACACAGGCCAGCGATGCGCCCGCGACAAACCAGAGTATTCCTCCTCGAACGCGCGCTGCGCGTCCTGCCTCTGTGTCAGCGAGATCGAGCCTTGCGTAGGCGGACTGTAAATGTACCCCGGAGGACGCGCACCATTTTCAAAAAATCGCGAGTTCCACGCACCGCTGCGGTACTCGATCTGATACTCGATCGCCGCAGCCGACAACGGCGACAACCCCCGATAGTCGCTGTACGGATTGTGCCGACGCGCGGTAATGATCTCGTCTGGCCGCAGCCGCAACGTCCCCGTGCGCGTCGCCGTATACTCCCATCCGCGCAACGACCCGTCCGGCGCATCATGTGTCATGTTCGAGGGCCGCAGCAACAGCATCGCGCGCGGCACACGCTCGCGATCGCTACTCGCGAGATTGGTCGCGACCCGATCCGGCAACCAAAAGACCTCACCATGAATCAGCAGGCTCGCGACAGAACCCGCGATCATCTGATCGCCGGTCATGCCGACATCCGGCCTGCGCAACATGTCCAACATCGGATGTTCGGTCACGATGCGCTCGCCGCGCCGCAACACGATCGGCACCTTGGCGACCGCTGACGCGATGCTGTCGATCGCGGTGTAGACCGTCGCGACTTGGACATACGGCGACACCACGGTGTCCGGCAGCAACAGGTACTCTTGCCCGCGCAGCCACATGTCGCCCCACTGCGACGCAGCGTGCGCCTTCGTGCGCGCGCCCCCGAACCACGACCGCACAGCATCGACTAGACCCATCCCATCACCAGCGGCGCGTGCTGCGCACGACCCCACACAGCAAGAGCCAAGGCCATCACGCAATCGTCGTGCAGTCCCTCGGGCGCGCCGTACCGAAACTTGCCGCTCGGAAGCTCGTCGTAGGCAAACGCCTCGAGCTCGCCGCGCAGCACGGCGTCATCCGGGAACGCGATCTCGCGCTTCTCCATCGCATTCGACAACGCGATCACGAGTCGCTGCTTCGATTCAGACGTGAACACCACCGGCTGCACCGGCACACCCGCGGCGTCGAGACGGTCATAGACGCCATCACCAACACCGGTCGAGTCCAGCCACACAGTCCCTCCCCACGTCGACGCGAACTGCGCGATGCGCGACTCGATCACCGGCCATGTCAGCGCGTTGAATCGATCGCAACCGTGCACCTCTCCCGTGTCGAGATGCATGGCGTAGAGCACCGTGTAATCGAGATGCTTCGCAACATCAGCACCGATGACATACCGCCCGCATTGGCCGTCGGGCGGCTGCGGCAGATACGACGCCAGCGACGCTGCTGCTCGAATGTCGCGAAAGACTTGCCCCTCGCCCTCGAGAAACTCCGCCAAGATCTCCTGTCGATACAGTGACTCGGGCATGTGTGCTCGACTCGTCGCCGCGAACTCCTGGATCGCCGGATCGGGATTCTCCGTCGTGGGCCCGTGAATGACCGCATAGTGCGGGTCGCCACTCATCGCGCGCTGGTACCACTCCCACACCCATCCCGTGCGACCTCGAGGCGTCGTGATCGCCACGAGTCGTCCGCGTAAATCCGCGAGCGTCGGCATCACGTCCTCGTAGATCACTCGCGAACGCACACGCGCGGCTTCGTCCACCACGGCAATCCGAAACATGCGGCCAATCGCGCCGCCTGGACGCTCGAACGATCGAAACAGCACGGCCCCGCCACCGTGCATCTCGATGTCCGCCGGTATCTTCGTCTCGCGCGCGACGACCGAGCGCCACATCGAGAGCACTTTCGCGCGCCCGATCGACGCGATGTCGTGTGTCGGTGCCCCCCAGAGGCACGGCGCACCACCGATCGCGGTGCGGCCACAGATCCGACTGAGCGCCGTAGTCTTACCGGCTCGACGACCCATCACCGCCAAGACAAACCGCGCGTCGGATTGCATCACGCGCTCGAGCCGCCGCTGCCACGGCAACGGCGCGCTCAAACGCACGTGATGCTCAATCACCGCCTGCACTGGGCTCCTCGGTGATCGAGACGCGATGCTCGATGACGCCGCCGTGCTCCATTCGCGCGACGGGCGTACCGATCGCGCGATCCAGGATCTCTCGGATCGCACGGTACTGGTCGCCGACGTAGCGAGTCCTCAGCTCACCAGCAGCCATACGCGCCAAGATGTCCAGACACTCGCGCATGAGCGGGTCGTTCTCGCCGCGCAGAGCGATCGCGGCTCGCAAACGTTCATACGTCGCGCGTTCTCCTTTGCGGAGGTGATTCGTGGCGGATTGGCCGGTGCGCGGCATGGCTAGCACAGAGTACCGCTTGCCGTCACTCCTCACGCGGCCGGTTGGGCACCTCAGTGACCACGCGCAACGCGATCCCCAGCTCCTCCAG